CTTAAAGGTTGAACATCCTGATAAGGCTATCACAGATGCCATTGTACAAATCATAATATATTTCATTTCAAATTCTCCGTTTAATCACAAAATTGTGGTACACTACTCGCCTAGCATTGATAGGCACTGACGAAATCTGTCGATAAATCTCATCTCTCGTCATACTGCTTCTAAAAGTAATCTTAACTTTGGAAAATATCGCCATCAGTGTATCTTTACTTTGTGGATCATTAGACATAATGTCTGCATTCCACCAGATACCATTTGGTAATACTAACTTCCCATCAATAAGATTGCTCTTAATTCCATCATAAGGATACATTTGATGCATCTTGTCTCCGTAAACACTGAACAAGTATACATACAATGGCTCTTTAGTAATAACATCAAACTTGTATCGTTCTCCATTGACTGCAATGTTACTGGCATTCTCAATGTCTCCTGCCAGTTGTCTGCTTGGTTCAATCTCAACCTTAACTTCAACAACACATGTATCTACAAATTTACTTTTCTTCGGTTTAATCTTTTCTGTTATAACTCTCTTCAGAGTACCAGCAGATTCAACCTCAGTCTTCTTAATATATTCGCAGTCAACACCTTCTGCATTTCTTTCTCTGCAAATCTGTTGCTTCTTTACTTCAAACTCTTTCTCAGCGTATCGTTCGATCGCATCACTGACTGCAAATGCTTTTGCTAACTCACAGTCAGGTGCTTCACCAGTTCCAAACGAAACATCTGCGTAGGCATTGGCACAAAGCACCAACCATAATATAGCAAACTTCTTCACATTATGCCTTTGAATCCTCGATGATTTTATCTAATGCTGCAGCTGCATCCCAATGTTCTTCAATGAGACCTCGCCACTTAACCACTTCAACTTCGTCACCATCCCAACGACTCCAAGTCGTACCATCCCAATTACAATACTGTGGATGTTCGTACTGCGTAGTTGTTACTTCATAGCGACCAACTTTGTCTGGATTAGTTGCAACACCATACCAGTCTGTTCGTTCCAAGGCATTGAGTTCTTGTTCGAACTCTTCCTCTTCGTATCGTTCTAACTCTTCAATAGCATTGGTAAAGTCAAGAATGTCCTCAGGTAATTCTTCAATCGAAGCACGATCTGTCCAATCCATTTCAAAGTCTTCGTTAAAGCCATCTTCGAAACGACCTGCAAATCCCATTCCAGGTTCATGATACAATGCACGAACAGACCAACCTTCTGTCTCTAAGTGTTCATACAAAGCAATTGGAGGAGACCAAGCAGAATCAAAGTGCATGAGGATGGTGTTATCACCATCTCGTTCCCAATCCATCATGGAAACATCCCACTTACAACCCCAATTCTCACAAGACCAACCATAGTCCCACTCACCAGTAGGACTTGGTCGCAAATAGTTAAATGGTTGAGCATCTTCCTTTAAGAGTTCTTGCTCAAGACCATCAATTACTTCTTTACTATCGTGGTGCAATGTTGCACTGTTATAACACCAATTCGGCATAATTCACTCCATTCATAATGTGTTCAGTTAATATAATTATACTACAAAGCATCTTGCATGTCAAGCGTTATTTTGTTGCAGTTTTTTCTTTCCATTGAGCAATCGCAGGAATAATACCTGCATCTGCAACGAGTTTCCATGTAATCTTTGGATACAGTTTCTGCAACTTCTGATCTTTAACTGCAATAAGAATTGCAGCTTCAGTAGGATGGATACCTTCCAACAGACCAATAAACAATCCTTCTCGTTTAACTGGCTTCAAATCCTGACGGATAAACACATACATTTTCTTTGCTTCAAGAAATAAGTTTGTGTCGCACATTCCAACTGGTTGATCAGCAGGTTTAAATGGTGGCTCACCTTCAGGTAATAGCATCTTGTGCGATGGCAAGAAGTTATGAGCAAACAATACCTTTAGCAGAAATTCATTTTTGTGCTTCTCAAGTGTCTTTGGATCGTCATTGATCTCTTTAAGCATTTCGGTCACATATTGTTTCATTAAAAATCCTCTAGTTCGTCTAATAGTAAACGGCAACGATGCTCAATCAAATAATTCATGATAGTCATCTTATCACCACTCGGTTGTGTATTTATGTATGCTTTAATAATGTCTTCTGAAACATCAGGCGGAATATGATCGAAATCAACCAGTACACTATTGCGTTGCCAATTGCGTCGTTCTTCATCAGTTTTACACGCAATGAATCCATTCTCAAAGAACTCTTGCAGTCGTTTAGCACTCATTGGCTTTTGTCGTTCACCCTTCATGAATACATCGTCTTTACTAAGAATGTTTGGCACACCATCACCAGTGTCACCCTTAACAATATGCTCAATCTTGTGCTCAATGATTTCTTTCTGAGTTGCAGTAATGTATTTCTTCTGCATCGGAGACCACTGCTTCACATTGTTGAACAGCTGCAACTGCTTGAAGTCTTTATCAGAAGACAGAATCAATACCTTCTGTGGATCTTCCACCAACCCTTGTTGGATTAGAAGATTCTCTTGCAGATACTTTACCAGTACTGCAATGATGTCGTCTGCTTCTGCACGATCCACATGCAATACACGATAAGGAAAGTGTGTTGCAAGGTCAGTACGCATCTCTGATAGTGTATCAAAGATCAACTTCCAATCCAGATCTGATTTATCTCGATTGCTCTTACGCATACCTTTATAGAACTCAAAGTATTCCTTGCGCCAGTACTTACGACCATCGCAACAGATGACTAACTCTCCGTAATCTTTACCATACTTCTTCTTGTATGACTTGAGAGTGGACAGAGTCACATGACGAATAAGATTCTTCACCTCTGCTTCACTACCCTTCAACTCACGCTGGAAGGTTAGGATGGCTGCAAGTGCCACCTGACTATAATCAACTAATATCATATTAAAATGCTCCCAGCAAAATACATTCTTCATTGACACGACCATTCGGTACAGTTACCGTAGTGGTTAATGGTTTCATTGCACCATTCAATGGTCGCTTACCCAGTACTAATCCCTTAAAGAATACATCTGGCTTGCGCAACATCTGTGTTTTGGATTCTTTCACATCAAATCCGATAATTGTAGTACCCTTAACTGTGAGCACATCATTGATTGCTTTATAAACAGTTACCTTACGATACTTGGTGTTGTATACCCATACTTCAGACGATCCAACAATCGTCTCTGGTTTGATTGACTTAAGATTCAAGTCAGTAAATTCTTTCATGTACTTCATCTTGGCAACCACTTTACTTGGTGGTTGTGCTTTACGCTTTCGTGGGGCACGATTCGCTTTGGCAGTCTGTACTTGCTGACTGCAATCAGTAATAATACCTTCCAAGAACTCAGCAAACTTCTTTAGCTCTCGTTTTGTAAAATGCGAGTATCCTTCGGTAAGTTGGTCATCGTCACCTTGGATGGCTTCACGAATCTCTTCCAACTGTCCAACATAGAACTCTCCAATTCGCTTTGCAATTGGTGCTGCCACTTCGTTTGATAGTAGATAATTCTTTGTCGAGAAGTTAGAACTCTTCGTTTGGGTAAACTCATCTATTGCTCCATCTATTTCTGCAGCAAGGTCATGTGCTTTCTCTTCCATTCGCTGTTGAATGGAAATGACATTGGTAGGTAGTTTTTCGACTTCAATCTGTTCAACAATTTTCTTTGCATCCTCTAACAACACTTTCAATGTGTTAGTGTAGAATGGACTGACATTACTCAGTTGCTTCAAGTCAGTCTGCTCATTTGACATGAGACGACATAGTGAACCAAATGTGGTAAATTTGTAGTCGGGGAGTTTCTTGAGTTGTTTAGCAATCTTTGGTTCTTTCTTTAGAAAGAAATCAATCGCAAACATCTTCTGTTCTTTTGCACCAGTGTTGACAGAGTAGTATGTCAACGCTCGACTCAGACTGGTCGTAAAGTCCAGTTGGTCGAGTGTTGGTTCGAACTTCTTTTGTGACAACAGAATTGCATTATTCTTTGCACGACGCTTTGCAGTATTCACAGCCATAGGTTTGTAACCTCCATAATATAATATCTATTATACTACAATTCGCAATTAAAGACAAGCACTATTTTGAAGTAATTTTCTCGTATAGTTCCACGAAGTCCTCGTGGTCTGCAACTTCCTGTGCAAGATTCTGTTTATGATATGTCTTTGCAATCTTGGAAATAACTTTCTTCGGGATCTGCAATGTATCAGACTGGTCTTTAACGATCTCACGAATGAGATCTCGTTCTGCCTCAGTACGAATCATTGAGTTGCTAATCTCTTGAATAGCATCTTGCAAAGTTTTCTTCTGTTCAGGTGTTAATGCGTAGTTCATTTCTTTCTCCCAAATGATACTCCATTAGTTCCACCAACTACACCACCAAGAATGACTGTAGCCATCCATGTTTCAAGTGTGACTGGAATTGCCAATGCAGGGAATAATGTATTTAAAGACCAAATTGTTGCTATTGGAAATATAACTAGCAACACCAATATTACT